TATTCAATGCAACAAAACAAGTGATGGATGTATTCAACGAAGTAACACATCAGAGTGTGGATGATACATGGCTCACGAAACACATAGGCAAGAATTTAATGCTCGTTGGCAAGTGCCCAGGAAATTTAATTACAAAGCATGTAGTGAAGGGCAAAGCAGCAACATTTTCACTATATCTGGAAGTTGAACCTCAAGCTCGAGCATTCTTTGATCCATATCTTGAACATTACTTGCCAAGCAAGTTAAATAAAGAAGCATTTGTGAAAGACTTCTCAAAATATGATGAACCAACTGAAACTGGCGTCGTTAATATAGAAAAATTCGAGCAAGCAGTATTGAATGTCAAACAAATTCTTGACGATATTAAATTTGAAAAATGTGGATTCATAACTGACGCAGAACCAATATTTAATTCACTAAACATGAAAGCTGCAACTGGTGCTCTGTATGGTGGAAAGAAAAGTGAATTCTTTAAGGAGTATACAGATGATGATAAACAGGAAATACTAAAACAAAGCTATGAACGATTGTACACTGGACAACTCGGAGTCTGGAATGGAACATTAAAAGCTGAATTAAGACCAAAGGAAAAGGTTGAATTGAATAAAACCAGAGTATTCACAGCAGCACCATTGGACACATTGCTAGCTGGTAAGGGCTGTGTGGATGATTTCAATAATCAAATGTACGATAAAAATCTGGAAGGCCCTTGGACAGTGGGTATAACAAAATTTTATGGACAATGGGACAAATTTCTTAGAAAGCTGCCAGATGGGTGGATTTATTGTGATGCTGATGGATCTCAATTTGATAGCTCGTTAACACCATATTTAATAAATGCAGTTTTGAACTTACGTTTAAACTACATGGAGGATTGGGAAATCGGAAAAGTTTGCTTGAGGAACTTATATACTGAAATAGTTTATACACCCATAGCAACACCAGATGGATCAGTCATCAAGAAAAATCGAGGAAATAACAGCGGGCAACCTTCGACAGTTGTGGACAACACTTTAATGGTTGTAATAGCAGTTCAATATGCACTCGAAATGAACAATATCAACTTCAAAGATCAGAATGATATTATTAAATACTTTGCGAATGGTGATGACTTACTGATAGCACTGGAACCACAGTATGAATATTTACTAGAAAACTTCGCAAGTAATTTTCGCGAACTAGGTCTTAAATACACATTCGACAGCAAACACAAAAAGAGAGAGGATTTGTGGTTCATGTCACATCAGGGCGTGCTCATTAACAACACGTACATACCTAAACTCGAGCGAAGTCGAATATGCGCCATACTAGAATGGGATCGAAGTCACACACCTGAATTCCAGCTAGATGCAATCAATGCCGCAATGATAGAAGCGTGGGGTGACGATGAATTGCTATATCAAATACGCTTGTACTACAAATGGCTATTGGATCAAGAACCGTACAAAACGCTGGCAAATGAAGGGAAGGCACCATACTTAGCTGAAACGGCACTGAGAAAGTTGTATACGGATGAAGATGCTTCGGAAGAAATTATTCAATTATACCATAATGCTGAATACTGTCTACCAGAATTTGAAACTAAATTATTAGTGCATCATGAGGCTGAGGACAAGCCTAGCTCATCAACACCTACGCCAACACCAACACCTACGCCAACACCAACACCTACGCCAACACCAACTCCTACGCCAACACCAACACCTGCGCCAACACCAAGTTCAACACCAGCACCACAGCAACAACTCAATGCTCAAGCTGAAAGAGAATTGAAAGAAAAACAAGACAATGATGCAGTGAAAGAGGCAAATGAAGAGAAACGACAACAGCTTGTGCGTTCGAGAAACAATGCGAATAAACAACAACAGTTGGTCAAACAGAGTGGCGATGATGCTGATTTAGAAGTGAAGCCAACCCAAGGAAAGTTCACTATACCAAGAATGAATAGTATAACTACACAAATTCGTGGGCCAAGAGTGAAAGGGAAAAGTATCATGAATGTGGAACATCTCCTTGAATATAAACCAGAGCAGCGCGACATCATTAATACACTAGCAACTCATGAACAACTAGATGCTTGGTTCAGCGGAGTGATGAAAGAATATGATAAATCCGAGGAAGAAATGCAGATATTGATGAATGGTTTTATGGTGTGGGCAATAGAAAATTCAACTTCCCCGGATATAAATGGTATGTGGACAATGATGGATGGTGACGAACAGATCAAATTTCCTTTGGAACCAATCATTCGCCATGCACAGCCAACATTACGCCAAATAATGGGCCATTTTAGTGACATGGCAGTGGCTTACATAACTTTAAGAAATCAAAAGGAAAAATATATGCCAAAATATGGACTTAAGCGAAACTTAACAGACTATACCTTGGCACCATGTGCTTTTGACTTCTTTGTACCTTCTTCTTCCAC